ACTTGCGATTCCATATCGTTCTCCGGTAGATGGAAGAATTCATAGATACTTTCCTGATGCTTATATAAAGGTCAAAGAACCAGATGGAAGTACTAAAAAGTATTTGATTGAGATTAAACCATATAAGCAAACGATGCCTCCACCAAAACCTAAGAGGCAGACCAAAGGATACATCTATGAAGCTTATGAATATGCCAAAAACCAATCAAAGTGGGAAGCGGCAAGAGAATATTGTAAGGACAAAGGATGGACCTTCAAAGTAATCACGGAACACGAATTAGGCATTTCTAAAAAATGAACCGCATCAAACCTCTACTCAAAAACTTATACGGAACAGAAGATGCCGATGATTTGATGTTGGAAATACTTGATGTATTGAAAGAAACCACCAGGTCTCCAGAGGCGGGTAAGTTTTATACTTTTGTTTATAGACCAAAGACTCCTCGTATAAGATATGATGCACATCCTCTAGTTGCCGTTACAAATGTTTATTCTTGGGGATTTACTGGCATTAACTTTCACTGGGGAGAAGGGCGTCAATATACTCTTGAAGAAGTGATTGGACCCCTGCATATTGTGGATAAAAATGAGGTTGGTGATTTGAGAAGAATACCTTTTGGACAAATCAAGATAAATAACTAAAAACTATAAATGGCTTTTCCAAATCAATTCTCATCAGCCACTCAAAATGCCATTACTGCCGGATATAAAGCAGAAGCGAATAAAGCGCCATCATCAAAAATATTTCGCTATCCGTTAAAGAATATTGATAAGTCTGATGATTACTTGCAGATTGAATCTTATGAATATCTTCCACCAGGATTGAATCTTGGTGAGACGACTTTTGCACAAAGAAGTTCTGATGATGTTGTTAATGAAGGTGGATATGGAACAAAAAACATCAGAGGAACCGTAATACTACCAATTCCGGAAGGTATTCAAGATAGTAATAGTGCAGGTTGGGGTTCTGGCAATATGGGACCTATGGAAACTGCAGCAATGGGAGTGGCAACGGGAATAATTAAAGGTGAAGGTCTAGGTGATGCAACATCGGTTATTAAAAATTTATTCGATAAATTAGGAGCAGCATCACAAACTGCAAGTGGTCAAAGTGCAGTACAAATAGGGTTTGCGGCAAAAGCAACACAAGCACTAACTGGAGGTGGAGATTTTAATCAATCTTTTTCCAGGTCAACCGGTAATGTTTTTAACTCAAATACAGAACTTCTTTTTAGTGGAGTATCACTAAGAAGTGGATTTTCATTTTCATTTGATATGGTGCCTCGTTCTAAAAGAGAATCGGATGAAATCAAAGATATTATTAGATTCTTTAAGTCTGAATCTGCGGCACAGAAAGGAGCGGCAAGTGGTGATGCTTCCGGATTATTTCTTAAATCTCCAAGTGTATTTCGTCTTCGTTATATGAGTGGTGGAAGACCCCACCCATTCCTGAATCAATTTAAGATATGTGCCTTGAATGCTATGTCAGTCAATTATACTGCTTCCGGAACATATGCCACATATTCTGATGCCACACCGGTTCATATGGTTATGACCCTAACATTCCAAGAACTCACACCAATCTACCGTGAGGATTATGTGGAATCAAACGGTGATTATAAGTCGTCAATTAAAGGAACAGGATTCTAATAAAAATTATAAATACAAGTGCCTGACTTGGTGGTTCTTTTCAGGTTGGGATAAAGCACCTTTTGGTGCTTTCCCTGTATAAATAATAATAACCACCAAGTTAAAAGCAGTTATGAAACTCACAGAGTATCACTATGTCTATTATTCCTATGAAGAATGGGATAGGGGATATTTTGGTAGTAGAACTTGCAAATGCTTACCAGAAGAAGACATAAAATATTTTGGTTCTTATGCAGATAAAACATTTAAACCAACTCAAAAGATAATCTTAAAGGATGATTATGCTACAAGAGAAGAAGCATACGCAGATGAGATTGTTTTACAAAATTACTATAAGGTAGTTGAGAATCCACACTTTGCTAATAGGTCATATCAAACTTCTACGAGATTTAGTATTAAGGGTCTAAGTTCTTGGTCTAAAGGGAAAAAATTTACTGAAGAGCATAGAAAAAAAATTTCAGAATCCACTAAAGGTAAATCTAAAACTATTACCGAAAAAAGTAAAAAATCTATTATATCTCGTGCCGTAGCAAGAACAGGGAAACCCGGACATAAACTTACAGAAGAAACTAAAAGAAAAATAAGCGAAGCAACTCAAGGGAGAATTCCTTGGAATAAAGGATTAAAAGGAGTTCAAAAATCTTTAACATCTAAAAAATTATACTATAATGGAATCCTTTACGACTCTATATCAAGTGCTATTAAAATTACAGGTAAATCTCATTATTACATAAAAAAATATGGTGATTTTATAACTTAAAAAACTTTATTATATCTAAATATTAGATATTAGACAGAGAATTATTTTCTAATGTCATATTTTCGGGAATTACCCAATTTAGAATATCAATCATTCCTATCAAGTAGTAAAGGTTCCGATGAATACTTATTGGTAAAAAATGTATTCCGTAGAGTTAAACTGCGTGATGATTTACAAAACGTTTTTACCATATTTAATAAGTATCAAATTCAAGAAGGAGCAAGACCTGATACGGTTGCCGAAGAACTTTATGGAAGTTCTCAGTATGATTGGGTAGTATTAATCGGTGCCGGTATTGTGAACGTAAGAAATGAATGGCCTCTTTCTGATAGAGACATCTATAGTTACTCGGAACAATTATATGGAAATGACCTAAATGCAGTTCATCATTATGAAACCATAGAAGTCAAAGATTCTAGAGGAAGACTTATACTTCCGGCAGGCAAAATTGTTGATTCTACTTTTACCATCCCAGACCCTAATATTTCCATACAAACCATAAATCCTGTTGTCGGTATTAGTAATTATGAATATGAAGTCAGAAAAAATAATAAAAAGAGAGACATTTATGTTCTTAAACGTTCATATCTTCAACAGGTTATTAATGATACAAGAAAAGCGATGACCTATGACAAATCATCGCAATATGTAAATGATAAATTAATTCGTACCGAGAACACAAGAATTACGATGCCATAAAAAAGAGGAGATTTCTCTCCTCTTTACTATATTAGGAATCAGTCGTCAGATGCCAACTTTGCGAAATAGTTGAGTGCGTCGTCATCATCGTCATCAACCGCAACAGGACGAGTCGGTTTCAGATTATTGAGTTCAGTACGCAGGTCTTCTGTCAGAGAAGGAGCAGGACCACGATAGTCATCCTCATCCTCAACTTCAGAATCAACACGAGTAGACTTTCCACCCAGAACAGAATCAAGACGCTTCTTCATTTCCTCATAGGACTTGAATTGGTCAGGAGCAACAAACTCGGCAAGAGAATACTGCTTCTTCCAGATTGCTTCCATAGCATCATCATCATTCAGAAGAGCACCCTGAGCAGCAAACTCGCTGGAATCATAGTTACGATAACCAGCAACATTCTTTGCCTTCAGTTTGAAGTTGGCACCAGTCCAGAAGTCAAACGGATCGATGGGAGTCTCATCTTCAAACTCAGGTTGCATCGCTTCTGTGAGTTTGTCAAAGATTTTCTTACCATACTTGAACAGAAAGACTTTACCCTCGTTCTCAGGATTGGTAGGGTCTTTCACGACATAAATGTTGCTCATATAAGTCAGTTTACGCTTCTGCTTACGGGCAACCTCTTTGTTGGAGTCCATACCGGAGTTCCAGAGACCAGAGTTGTGCTCACACACGGGGCACTTCTGATTCAGGGTAGTCGCGCAAGCGTCTATCAACCATCCTCCGGGACCCTGGAAGGCGTGAGAATAGACTTTGACGAATGGTAGGTCTTCCCCATCAGGAGCAGGAAGGAAACGAATGACGGCATATCCATTATTTGCCTTGTCGCATTCAAGTTTCCAAAGACGCTCATCAGAAGAATTACCAGAATTATTCATTTTTTCGACTTCTTTCACCAGTTTTTCGGTGAGAGAACCAAGTTTAGATTGTTTTTTAAGGTCAGCAAAACCCATTTTAGATACCTCGGATAGTTTGGATTCGGGAGATTTACTTGGATATTAT